GGTGATGACGTATTGTCTATGGCCTTTAACTTGGCTGATATTATGATACTTGTTAAACGTGGTAGTAACTTATTCCTAGAAAAGATTAACTTATCAGTAGATGATGCTACTCAGTATACTACAGGTAAGTTTCCCATTATGTTGGACAGGCGTGTACAGCTAGAGACAAGTGGTCTTACGACTGTGCCATACACAGATAGTAATTTGACTTACGTTAGCCAACGTGGTAAAGTAATCGCGGTTGGTGATGTAGCAGCCTTACTAAGTGCATCAGAAGTAGTCTATGCAGGTATACCCTATACATTTAAGTACCAGTTCTCTGAGCCAGTACTTAAACAAGAAAACAGTCCTATTACAACAGGTCAGTTACAACTAAGAAACTATGCAGTTGTTTACAATGATACAGGTTTCTTTGACGTTAAGGTAACACCTCTTAAACGTGCTACCTATACTCGTAGTTTTACAGGCCGTATTGTGGGTGCTTCTACTAACATCCTAAACCAAGCAGCTATTGACTCAGGTACATATCGTTTTGGTGTTATTGGTAAGGCTGGTGATGTTGATGTTGTACTAGAAAGCAGCAGTCATTTCCCCTGTATCTTCCAATCAGCAGAGTATGAAGCTTTCTTCAACCTGCGTTCACGGAGAATGTAATGAAAGTCCATGTGAGAGATAGTATCCAGTCTGATGTAGACTACCTAGCTTCTAATCTTAGAGAAGAAGATAGGCTAGAGGTGCTAGCCTCACATGGTAATATTAAAGAAGCATTGCAGGATGGTTTAGATTACTCTGAGGAATGTTATACTATCATAGTTACGGACACAAATGAAATTGCAGGTATGTATGGATTGTGTGAAATGGATGACATGGTAGCAACACCGTGGCTTTTAACTAGCCCAGCAATACACAAAGTATGGCTACCCTTTCTACGACAATCTAAGCAGTGGGTTGCTGAGGCTAACCTTAGATACCCTGTGCTTACCAACGCCTGTGATGAACGATACCATGTAGCTTTAAAGTGGTTAAGGTTCGTAGGGTTTACTTTTATTAAACGCCATGAAACGTATGGCGAAGGGGATAAACCCTTTTTAGAATGTGTGAGGATATAAAATGGACCCTATGACTATGATGATGATCGGTAGCACTGCTATCGAATTTCTGGGTGCTAGTGAAAAAGCTAAACAAGATGAAGCACGTTATCTACAAAACCGTATAAATGCTGCCTCTGCACGTGACTTAAAAATACAGTCATTGAACAGTCGCATGATCCAAGAGGGTGAAGCAGCCGCAGCACAGAAACAACAACTGTCCCTTGAAGCTTTACGTAAGCAAGAAAGGGCAGCAGTAGCAGCAGGAGAATCAGGAGTTTCTGGTTCATCTGTAGACAGAACAGTAGCAGAGTTTGAGACTGCACGTTTACGTGGAGTTACCACAGTTAATGCACAGACAGAAGCCTTACGTAATCAGATTGAATTAGAAAAGATAGGTGCTAGTGCTGAGGCTGTAAATAGGATTAACTCCCTACCACGTGGACAGCAGCCTAATTTCTTGGCCTATGCTGTTAAAGCTGGCGCACAGGCTTATGCCGGTATGAAACAAGCAGAGGCACTAGACCCTAAGAATATTGCAAAACAAATGGTGGACATACAAACTGAGGTAGGTAAGATTGTACCTTCTATAGTACCTAGCTTACCCTCTGCATCCAGTATTAGCTGGTCAGGTGGTCCTACAGTGTCAGCAGCTAGTGGCTTTCTACCAAACTCGTTAGGTGCTAACGTACTTAATCAGGGCGGTAACGTCACACTCTTTCAATAAGGATAGATCATGGCTAAACAAAGAGTACAGGTAGCACCTTTACAGGCTACGGCTGCTGTAAGGCCAACGGCTGCACCAGTAGAGACATATACTAGACCTGCTGAGAAACAAGTATCAAACCCTTTGGCTGAGTTTGTCAACGCCATTACACCTGCTATTAAAGCAGACGCTGAAATAAAAAGACAAAGACAACAGCAACTAGGCAGAGAAGTACAAGCAGGTATTGCAGAAAAGCAAGCCTTTCAAGCAAAGATTGCTGTAACAGATTTGTTGTCTGAATCAGTAAATCAATACGAACAGAACAAAGAATTTTATCTTGAAGCTGGACCAGAGAAAATTGCCGCTGATAGACAGTCTTACTTTACAGATTACTTAACAAAGCTTGAGGATGCTGGCACTAACCCAGCTATTATGACAGCAATCAAAGAAGACTTAGAACTAGGTACTGTTAAGTTCTTTGCTGATCCTGCTGCTGGATATAATCAAGCTAAGGCTACATATGATTTAGATAAGGCAGATGCTGTAGTACTTAATCAAATTACCAAGATCACTACAGACCCTGATATGCCCAGAGAGGCACAGGCACAGTTTATCAACAGTCTTGTTTCAGACTACTTTAAAACAGGTAGAGATAAAAAAGGCTTCAACGATAAGCTTATGGAACTTGCTGACAAACAGTCTGGTATGCTGGGTGAAACATCACTAACAGACTGGTTGCAGTCACCTGAATCCTTAAACCGTTTTGGTGTGGCTGAGTATGCTGATATAGTAACTCGTATTAAAAGCAATGAAGCTAGCATGGCTAAGAAAAGAGCCAAGGCTGGTGAAGATGAATACTTTGCAGGTATTATAAGCCAGCGTTTAGCAAGTTATGTAACCACAGGACAGCAGGGTGATCTAGCTATTGGCACTGAGATGACACATCCAGTGACTGGTACAACAAGAAAGATTACAGCAGAAGATGTACAAACTGCTTACGAAGCTAACAATGCAAAAGAACTTGAAGCAAAGCTAGCAGTAACACAGGACATAACAAACGCTGCACATCCTGAGTTTAAACGTGGTGATCCATCAGCTAATCCTGCTGCTGTAGAACAGGCACACTTAGTTAAATCTTTTGATGAGTTTTACACACCCTTTCAGGTTATGCCTACACAGTATAAGAACGCAATCAGCAGTGGTGCTTCAGTATTGACTACCTCTACTGGTAATCCAGAGAAGGATATGCAGTTAGCATCACAGGCTTTTGCTGCTTACCGTACTGTAGAGAGTTTATCATCAGGTTTAACTAAACGTAGTAAAACATTGAAAGAAGATGATTTACTACGTATGCGTACCTTGGATATTTTATCTGGTCCTGCTGGTAGAGAGTTTGACCAAGCACTAAATGCAGTGCAGGGTGATCTATATAAGGAAGCAGGTCAACGTGTAACACTTGATAAAATGCTAGATGCTACGGATCAATCATGGTGGTCTGGTTCTAAATATAACGATATACAAAATCCAGCAGAAGTCTTAGCACAATTTAAAGATGTTGTACAAGCCTTGGTAACTGCTGATGGTATGTCTAGTGAAAAAGCTATGGAACTAGCGGCTGGTTATCTTAATGAGGATTGGCTTGTAATAGAAAGCACCAACGGTGTTAAACGTGCTGTACCTCTGTTAAACACAGACATCAAACAGTATGCAGGTCAAGAGAAAGCAGCGGCTGATTATTTGAATGAAGCCATGTTAGTACCTGAGATAAACAATTTAGCTAAGAGTATTCGTGGTGAGGGTGCTGGACTTTCTATGAAGGTCAATCCTTCTAACCCCAATGCTGTAGACATTATTGTTGAAGCTGAGGATGGCGCAGCACCACCATTTGTCATCGACACTGTAGCTTTCTCTGAGTTAGGTATGCTATCTAAAGAAATGATGGTTGAACGTCTTAGAGTAGAAGCTAATAGAGAAGCAGAGTTTGAAGCAAACAGGGGTGTGTTTACAACCATTGACCTAGCTGACTTAGGTAATCTTGATGACGCTGAGATAGAAGCTAGGACAGGTATTGCACCTGATGAGGCTAATGCACTGCGAGAGGTACGTGCAGCATTAAATAAAATGATAGGTGTATCTCCAGAGGATGAGGCTATCAAGGCTGAGAACGAAGCCCTTATGGTTTTAGATACTCAGGCTGAGAATGAAGCAAGCGAAGCTGATGAAGCTAATCAAGTAGAAGAAAAGCCTTTCTTTGAGGTGGGCGAAGTAAATCTTATGAACGCTTTTACTGATATGTTTAAAGATGAGAACGTAAAGGCAAGTGTTATTAGTAAGGCTAAAGAACAAGGAATACCTGATGATAAAGCTGAGAATTTCTTTGCTAGCTTAATGGATTCCGTTGGTTCTTTCTTCACTGGTGATGAAGCACAAGCAGCTACACTACCTAGTGAAACAACACCTAGCGAAACCACTAGAACAGTATTTACAGACCAAACAGGAAAAGTAGCAGACATGACAGGTAACACCGTTGCAGAAAAAGCAGGTAATCTAATTAAGTCCCAAGAGGGGTTTGAGCCTTCACCTTACAAGGATGGTAAAGATCGTTCAGTAGGGTATGGTTTCTATCTACCTGCGCTAGAGCCTGATGAACTAGCCTTGATTGCTGATGTAGAGAACATCACACAAGAAGAAGCTGATGCAGTTATGGAACTAAAGACTAAGAAGATTAATACCTTCTTAGCTGATGAGATTGAAAACTTTGAAGCACTGCCTGAGGAAACTCAGCTAGGTGTCATAAGTATGGCTTATCAATTAGGTGCGCCTAATCTTCCATCTAGCTGGCCTAGCTTTATGAAGGCTATCAAGGAAGCTGCATCTGCACCTGAGGGTTCAGCAGAACAAACAGCAGCTTTAGAAGAAGCAGCGTTCAACATGCTTTACAATCGTAAGGCAGATGGTTCTACTACCAAAACAAAGTGGTATCAACAGACACCTAACCGTGCGGAAGAAATGGCTGCGGCTGTAAAAGGATAATATAATGGCTGAGATTTCTAAGGAAACACAAGAGAAACTAGGATTTGGTAAACCTTTACCTAGTCCTTTTGTCTCACGTATAAGTGAAAACTCTCTTGAGGCTATGAAACGTCAGGAAGAAATCTCTAACGAACAAACAGATTTCTCTACGTTGTATAGCAAAGCAAGAGAAGAAGAACACATTGATGCAATAGCATCTCGTAACCTGTATAGATTCTCAGCCAATCCTTACAATCCTGTAACAGAGATTACCACCGAAATGTCAGATGCCCTTACTAAAGGGTTGACAGACGAAAGAGCCATCGAAGATATATTTGATGCAGCTAGGTCTGAGAGTCTTGACTATGCTATGACAATGGCAGAGGACTATCGTAAGACTGCTAAGAATAGAACGGAACTAGCTGCTGCTGGTTGGAGAGGCATAGGGGCTACAATCTTAGCTGCTATGACTGACCCTACTGAGGTAGCAGGTATCGTGGGAACCACGGCTGCTGTGTCAGCTATCAGTGGTCCTGCTGCGCCTGTTACTGGTACAGTTACGGCTGCTGCTGGTACTGCTGTGCAAGCAGGGAGATCACTAAAGAAGGGTTACAATGTCTACAAAGCCCTAAAGATAGGTGCTGGATTAGGTGCAGCAGAAGCAGCAGTGTTTGAAGGTATACGTGCTTCTATGAAGTACGATATTGATGGCGGTGATGTCATGCTTGCTGGCCTATTTGGTGCAGGTCTACAAGGCGGTGTGAGTGCTGCTGGAATGACCTTTGCTAAACGAGCCAAGGTACATCAGCTAGCACAGCGTAGTGCGCTTGGTGAGGTTCTTACGCCCGATGAACAAGCTTTGCTAAAAGCTAACTCAGGTGAAGAACTAACAAACAAGATTATTGCACAAGAAGCTGCAACAGGTGACTTTGCTGGACTAGGTACTAAGTCTATCAACGAGATTACAGCAGAACAAGCACGTACTGTATCCTTCCAGAGAGGCAGTAATGCCTTTACTAAGGCTGTTAGACTAGATGCTTTACGTAGTTTAGTGTCTCCCTTTGTTAGAGCCAAGCAGTCATCTAATGGATTTATTCGCCTTGGTGCAGATAAACTAGGATTAAATAGTACAGGTAACAAGTCAGGTGAGGTGGTAAATCCATCTGCATCTGAGGTTAAGGCTTACTTAGAAAGTAAGTACCGTACAGGCTTTGCACGTAGTTTAACAGTAAACCGTAAGGCTTGGATGGCTGGTAGTGGTGGTACAGTACAGGACTTTAACGTATTAGTATCAAAAGCTATGCGTGATCCTAATGCTATTGTACCTAAAGAAGTACGTAAAGTAGCAGACGATGTACATAAGCAGCAAAGAGAACTAGGAAACTTAGCTATTAAGAATAATGTAGTAGGTTTTACTACAGGTATCTTGGATAATCATCCTAACTATCTACCTAGACTTTTTAGTGATAATGGTATTACTAAGATACGTGCTAGGTTTGGAGATGATAACGTAGCTGTAACAGACTTGGTTGAGAAAGCTATACGTTCTGGACAGCCTGATATTGAGGATGCTGTACGTAGGGCATTGACCACTGCGAAAGGTAAGCGTGTAACTCAGAAAGCAATTAATACTTACATCCGTAAGATGGCTACTGGCTACGCTAAGACAGTAATGTCACGCCCTTTTAAGAAGGGTGCTAACGTAGGTGGATTAGACCTTTCGGTAGAAGATTTGACTGCTGCCTTGAAAAAAGAAGAACTAGATGATGATGTAATCATTGGTGTCATCGAAGCAGTAACTAAGTCTAAGGGACTACGCGCACATAAACGCGCACAACCTCGCTTAGTGCTAGATGAGAATGTAACTATCAACGCTAAGAATGTTAATGGTGATATAGAAGAACTATCATTCTCTGAACTACTAGAGAACGACATTGAAAACCTACATAATGCTTACGTATTCCAGATGTCAAGTGGCATAGGACTAGCACGTAATGGTATTAACACTAATGCGGCTGGTTCATCCTTTGATGATTTCATGGCTAAGATTAAGCAAGAGAATGTAGAACAAGGCATCACAGGTACTGAAGCAGAAGAAAAAGCTTTGCAGTATATGTATGATGGCATCACTGGTCAGCATGTATTTAAGCAGGATGTTAGTGATGGAGTAAGAAGGCTAAACAGACGTATACGTGAGTATAGCTTTATTACCAACATGGGCATGTCAGGTATGGCAGCTATGATGGAGTTGACTAACTCTTTGTTAGAGTACTCTCTACCAGTCTTACTACGTACAATGCCTCAGTATCGTAAGTTGTATAGTAAAGCAGCTAATGGTCAGCTTGACGATAAGCTATTACGTGAACTAGAAGTAATGACAGGACTAGGTGGTGATGTAGTTACATCTAAATTTAATCGTGCCTCTCGTTTTGAGGGTGGCGATATGGATGCAGCTATGATGCCTGAGGCTGTAACTTTCCATGATGAATTACTTGGTAGGGCTAGAGAAAAAGTCTCTATACTATCAGGTTTGTCAGGAGTAACAGCTAGCCTACGCCGTATGTCTATGCTAAACTATTCTTCACAGTGGACTAGGGCAGCAGCACAGGGCAAGCCACCATTCTCAAAGATCAAGATGGAACAGCTTGGTATTGATGAGGATGTGCAAGCAGCTATCTTTGCTAACATTAAGAAACATGCTACCACAAGAAACAATGGCAAGGTTCTACAATCTTTGAACATAGATAAGTGGGATATTAAATCTGCTAAGGGTGTTTCAGGTGAGGATGTAAGAGAAGCTTTTTCCATCTCTGTCTATAGAGAGGCTACTCAGAACGTACAGGAAATGAACTTAGGTTCTGTTAATGGTACACTGCGTAGTGAGTGGGGCAAGACTATCTTTCAGTTTCTTAGCTTTCCACTCGCAGCTTTAGAACAGCAGACAATGCGTATGGGTGTTCGTGCTAGGCATGGAGATGTTGTAGTTGGTAAAGTTATTATGGGTAGTATGTTTATGGGTTCTCTTATGTATATGGCAAAGGTACACATGGCTGCGGCTGGACGTAGTGATGCTGATGAGTACATTAAAGAACGCATGAGTATGGAAAACTTTACTAAGGGTTCACTTGAATTAATTGGTGTAGCTAGTGTCTTTGGATATATTGCACAGGTTACAACAGGAATGATGGGTGGAAACTCTTATGCTACTACACCACCAGCTTTATCTATGGCTTCCAATGCAGTACAAACTATAGGTAATGTACTAGATGAAGACGACATGACTGAATCAGAATGGCGTAAGTTTTTAAGACTTGCCCCTTTCTCATCTTTATATGTTGTTAAGCAAGGACTAAACAAAGTAGCTAATGAAGCAGCAAACTAAATAGGAAAACAAATGGCTTTATCATATCAAAACTATACAGGGGATAACACTACCACACAGTTCTCTATTCCCTTTACATATCAGGACACTGCTGAAATCAGTGTGACAGTAGATGGTGTGGCTGAGACAGGTCTAACTTTTCCTTCTTCATCTACTGTACAACTAACATCAGCACCTGCTTCTGGAACTCTAGTACAGGTTCGCCGTACTACAAACCTTACAGCACGTGCAGTTGACTTTGCGTCAGGCTCAGTGTTGACTGAGGAAGACTTGGATGATAGTAACATTCAGGTATTCCATGCAGCACAGGAGTCAGTAGACCTTGCTGGTGACTCTATTCAGCTAGGTAATGACAACAAGTGGGATGCACAGAACAGTGTTATTAAAAATGTAGGAACTCCTACAGCAAGCACTGATGCAGCTACAAAGGGCTACACAGATACAGAGGTGGCTGGGGTTGTTAGTAGTGCTGTTAGTCAGGCTACAGCAGCAGCAACAACTACAGCACAGGCAGAGGTAGCAGCAGCTACGTCTACTATTATTCCTGATGCTACTAAGCTTGCTATCCATCCTATTGGTACTCAGTATACTCTTAGTGATGGAGTTACATCTGACTTCTCGTCAAAGCACTATGCTAATGTTGCCAGCACAAACGCAACCACAGCTACTAACGCAGCTTCAACAGCCTCTACAGACGCTGGTACAGCCTCTACAGCAGCTACAGCAGCACAGGTAGCACAGGCAGCAGCAGAAGCAGCCCTAGATACATTTGATGATCGTTTTCTTGGGGCAAAGGCTAGTGATCCAAGCGTAGACAATGATGGTAATGCACTGCTAGATGGTGCTATCTACTTCAATACTACTAGCGATATTATGAAGGTCTACGATCAGGCTAATACAATCTGGCGTGATCTTGCCCTGACTGGTACAGACCAGACTAACGTCAACCTTGTTGCAGGTCAGATTAGCCCTACCAATAACATTGCTACAGTAGCTGGTATCTCTGCTGACATTACAACTACAGCAACTAATAACGCTAACATTACAACCGTGGCTACAAGCATTGCAGATGTAAACGCTGTAGGCACAGACATTGCCAACGTCAACACTGTTGCCACAAACCTAAGTAGTGTTAATGCCTTTGCTGATACTTACTTTATTTCAGCAACAGCACCAGCATCACCTACTCTTGGTGACTTGTGGTTTGACACAACGAACAACGTAATGAAGGTGTATAGTGCTAGTGGCTTTGTGAACGCTGGTTCATCAGTCAACGGAACAGCTAATCGC